CTATCCCTAGGGAATAGAGACGGAGTTTCGGATCGTAAACAACCAGGAGAATTTTTTATGTCAGATACGGCACGTTTTAGGGAGATCCCTCTATCAAAGAAGACAAGTACTAGTACTTGGCTCACTTATGTAGATGGCGCCCTAACCTCAACTTATAATGTTAATCACATTTCTTTTGAGACCGAGCAAGATATGACTGATGTTGTTTCCGCCAACTATGCGTCACGCATAGCAATGGGGGAGATCATTAATCATTCTTGTCTGCTTAACAATCGAACAAAACGTCAGATCGGAACAGCAAATTTAATTGCTGTTTCAACTGATTGGGCTGGACGAGAGGTTAAGCAAGTGTTCTCGGGATCGTTAGTTACCTATTATGGTGGCTACGATATCGCTGGATCTGCTCCCTTCATCAAGGATAACTTAGATCGTGCTCAACAACAGGCGTTAGCCCGTATTGATAGCACACCCTATGCTATGCTTGAAGATGTGTTGGAGATTCGAGAGACTCTAAAATTCTTGCGTTCGCCCCTTTCTAGCCTCGTTTCTCTTCTAACATCTTTTCGCAAAGATGTTATCAGGAAAGCAAGGAAGGAAAGAATCAGCCGTTTGGAAGCATCTGCTAACTTATGGTTGACATGGCGCTTTGCCGTAATGCCTTTATTTAGGTCTGTTTTAGACATAAATGAAAGCATTGGTAAAGACTTTGAATTTCCCGCCCGTCGCACCTCTAGAGGTCGACAGGATGGGGAAGACACCGCGACTGAGCTTAAGTGGCACCCTCCAGTCAATTTAAGACTGAAGACTACACGTAAGCTCTCATCGCGGGCGGCAATCACTTATGAGGTTTCAAACCCTGCAAGTGATTTCCGTCAGACGTATGGTCTGAGAAACAAGGACATACCGTTAGGACTATGGAATATTATTCCATTATCTTTTATGGTAGACCGTGTTATTGACATATCAAGCACCATTTCTGGTGTTGTCAATCTCTCAGACCCTGATGTTACGATCCGGGTAGCTAGTACGACTGTCAAAAAAGAGGATAATTTCTCCTGCTCTATCGACAGCTTTTACAACAAGCCCGAAATCACGTCATTTTCTTCTGATATCATTGAGACGAAAGTCTTTGTGTATCTTAGAAACCCGTGGTATCCATCGTACACTGACACTATGCCCGTCGTAAATTTACGTGGGCTTGTGGACAGTGTGACTAAAGTAACCGACCTCATTGCACTTATAGTGCAACTTACGAGGTTTTAACTAAGGATCATATATTATGATTAAAGACGCTAGTATTAATATAGCATCAACCGGCATAACTGTTGCCGGAGGTACCGCAGAGACAGTAAAATCACTCGGTGATAATCTTGGCCAACACGATACATACATGGGAACCGGTAATATTCTTACCCGAACCAGTATGACGTTCAAGGCCAAGCCACCTGTGATTTCTGTCGGAGCGCCTAATGGTTATACGCAAGCCCGTAGCAGTGTCATTCTTCGCATGCCAAAAGTTTTGGCAAACGAGAATCATACTGTTAATACAGTACGCATAGAACTCTCGACTGACTTAGAAACAAGCTCAGTTGAAATAAGAGAACTATTGCGTATTGCTGGACAAACGCTTAACGATTCGGACTTTGATGAATACTGGGTTTCCCAGAATTTGTCATAAAACTCCCTAGTAACTTTCTACCAGGAGAATCCTATGAAAGTAACATCTGTACCTCCGAAGAAAGCCGACATGGCCGACTTCCAGGTTGATAAGATAGTAAAAACTATCCATCAACTCCTTGTTCGCGATTTAGAACGGTCTAACCTAGACCTTCCTGATGCGGCCGTTTCATTTATACGTAACAACCATGGAAATGCTTTTGTAAAAAAGTATATCATGGGAGGTCACTCTAATGATACTCGTCAAAAAGCTTTTGACAAGTTTCACCTAGTGAATTCACATATGGGCGCAGTGGTTTTTTCATTCCCCACCGCTCCATACGTGACTAGTGGCATGTCACCATATGATCAAACCCTTGTTAGGGCTCAGAAAATATGTTATGACATGCTTACTCCATTGGAAAACGACGAGTTCTTTCTTAATTGCAAGAACTCGACTGGCTCTTCGCTGGGTGTGCCTTTTTCAGACACGTCTGCGGAGAGAAAGTTTTCGTTTCCTATTACGATAACTAGAACCGCCTTGCCTCTATTTAGACACTATCTATCACACGATTCTTTATTGTGTGAGTCCATTGTAGAATACAATGACCGTCATCCAATGGAT